TTCTCGCGAGAAGGACCGAAGGGGCTTTTCTTTTGGGGTCGCCCGCAGGTCAAAACATGGCGACCGAAATTCAAACCGAAATCGAACAAGCCGCCAAAGAGCCCCGCCAGGCCAGCGACGACGGGGGTTCGATGCAGGCCCATTCGCTACGCGACCAGATGGACGCCGACGCCTACATTAACGGCGCCGCGATCGCGAAGAAAAAACACCGGGGTCTCCTGGTCGCCAAATTCAAGCCGCCGGGGTGCCAATGATGCGAACCCGACGCGTAAAACTCTACGGGCCCGACGATCGCCCCTTACCGCGCGAACGACGCCAGGTCGCCGCGACCTACGACAACGCCGCGACCACGACCGACAACTCGCGACACTGGGCAAACGCCGACCACTTGTCGGCCACCGCCGCGAACTCGCTCGCCGTTCGCAAGAAACTCCGCAACCGCTCGCGATACGAAATCGCGAACAACTCATTCGCCCGGGGCATTACCTTGACCTTGGCAAACGACACGATCGGCACCGGGCCCCGATTGCAACTCGGCACGCCCGACCCCGACGCAAACCACCGGATTGAGGCCGCTTGGGAGCAATGGTCGCGCGCCGCGAACTTAGCCTGCAAGCTACACACGTTGAAACTCTCCAAAACGGGCGACGGCGAGGGGTTCGCGACAATCGCAACGAACCCGGCGATTCGATCACGGGTCAAACTCGACTTAGAACTATTCGAATGCGACCGGATCACCGACGACTACCTTTTCGCCGGCGAAAGCGACAACCGCGAAGACGGGGTCGAATACGACGCGCACGGGAACCCGTCGAAATATCACGTTTTGCGGTCGCACCCGGGCGACGAATCCTTCGCAATCTCCTACCAGGCCGACCCGATCGACGCCGCGAACATGATCCACCTATTCCGCGCCGATCGACCCGGGCAACGCCGGGGGATTCCCGAGATCACGCCGGCCCTTGGACTGTTCGCCGAGCTTCGGAGGTTTTGCGAAGCAACGATCGCCGCCGCCGAAACGGCCGCCGACATCGCCGGCGCGATGGAAACGGAAAACGCCCCGATCGACGCCGACGACGGCGACGTCGAAGAGGCGATCGAAGCCGGCGACGCGTTCGAACTCGAACGGCGACTCTTCTTGACATTGCCCCGGGGGTCGAAGCTACACCAGATGAAGGCCGAACACCCGTCGACGACCTACGTCGAATTCGTCGGCGCCGTACTTCGAGAGATCGCGCGTTGCCTCAATATGCCGTTCAACATCGCCGCCGGCGATTCGTCGGGGTACAACTACGCGTCGGGCCGACTCGATCACCAGACGTATTTTCTCGCAATCCAGATCGAACGATTCGTTTTCGAGACTCAGGTTCTTGACCGTCTATTATCCGCATGGTGGGAAGAGGCGATTCTAGTCGCCGACCTTATCCCGCCGGGGTTGCGAAACATCGGCTTCGACTTGCCTCATCAATGGCGCTGGGACTCGCGAAAACACGTCGACCCGGTCAAGGAGGCGACCGCCGCAAAGGTGTTACTTGCGAACAACGCGACGACTCTTGCCCGACTCTACGGCGACGCCGGGCTCGACTGGGAAACCGAACTCCGACAACGCGCGAAAGAAGTCGCCCTATGCAAAGAACTCGGCTTGACCACCGCGCAAGCCGCGCCGCCAGCGATTGCCAAACCGGAGCCAACCAAATGACACGTTACCCAATGATCCAAGCCGCCGCGCCGAAAACGCAACCCGCCGGCTTCGAACTACTCGCCGCCCCCGACGCCCTCGAAATCCGAGGCGAAGCCGAAGACAACAAGCCCAAGACGTTCGCGGGGGTGGTTTACAACGGCGGGCCCATGCAACTAAACGGGTTCTATCGCCCGGTTGTCGTCGACCTGGCCGGCTTGCGGGTAACAAACCAATCGAACCCAGTGTTTCGCCAACACGACCCCGCGAAGATCGTCGGGCATACGACGGCCGTTCCCGTCGAGGCACAAAAGGTGCGCGTCGAGGGGATCATTTCGGGAACCGGCGACGCCGCAAAGGAAGTCGTCGCAAACGCCCGGAACGGCTTCCCCTGGCAACTGTCGATCGGCGCGAGCGTTCAAAAACTGGTACGCGTCGACGACGGCGAACGGGTAACGGTCAACGGGAAGCAATTCGTCGGGCCACTATTGATTGCCCGTAAAACCACACTAGGCGAAGTTTCATTCGTCCCGCGCGGGGCGGATTCAAAATCGAATGTCAAAGTCGCGGCGATCGCGACCGAACCCCTTTTACAAGGAAACCAGAAAATGAACGAATTCGAAAAATGGCTAAAAGCGAAGGGGTTTGACCTCGAAACCCTGACCGACGACGTCAAAGCGAACTTGCAAGCGATGTTCGACGCCGACCAAGCCAAGATCGAGGCCGAAGCCGGCAAGGGAAAGCCGGCCGAGAAGATCGAAGCCGAATCGAAAGACGACGACGCCGGCCAGACCCCCGACATCGCCGCCGCCCGCGCCGACGAACTCGATCGAATCGCCGCGATCGAAGCCGAGGCGAAGAACTTCCCCGCGATCGCCGCGAAGGCACTTCGCGAGGGATGGTCGGCAGACGAGACAAAGCGCGAAGTCGCCCGGGAAACCGAACTCGCCGAACTCCGCGCCCAACGCCCCACGATGGGCCCGGGAATCCACGTCGACGACTCGAAGGCGTCGGGGAAGATTCTCGAAGCCGCGATTCGGTTGGGCAGCGCCGAGCCGTCGGAACGTGTGGAAGGTGACTACGACGAAAAGACCCTCGAAGCCGCCCACAAGTATCGTCACATTGGCGTCAAGGAATTGACCGCGATGTGCTGTTCGCTCGACGGCTTGCCCGTGCCCAGACCGGGCGCCAGCGCCGGCGACTATGCGACCGCGATCAAGGCCGCATTCTCGACGGCGAGTCTGTCGGGGGTTTTGGGCGATAGTGCGAACAAGACCCTTATGGCCGCTTACAAGGCCGTGCCGATGGTATCCCGCCAGGTCGCCGCGAAACTGTCCGCGAACGACTTCAAGACACATACCGGCTACCGAACCACGGGCGACCCCACCTTGACCAAGGTCGGACCGGCCGGGGAACTCAAGTATGGAAACCTCGACGAAGATAGCTTTACCTATTCGGTCGACACCTACGGGAAAATTTTCGGAATCACCCGGCAGGACATCATCAACGACGACCTCAACGCGTTTACGCAAATCCCGGTTATGTTGGGCCGGGGCGCCGCGCTCGCGATTGAGAATGCCTTTTGGACCCTGGTTCTTGCGAATTCGGGGTCGTTTTTCGGGAGCGGAAATTCCAACTACATTAGCGGCGCCGGAACGGTCCTACAGGCATCGGCGCTTGCAACCGCCGTTCAAACGATTCGGCAACTCACCGACGCCGACGGGAAGCCGATCGCAATCACACCGAAATTCTTACTTGTACCCCCCGAACTCGAAGAAACGGCCGACGAACTTTTCACGTCGACAAACGTTGTGATCGGGACGTCGACGAAAGCGAAGATCGGGAGCGCGAACACGTTCAAGAACAAGTATCAGCCGCTCGTTTCGCCCTACCTGTCCAACAGTAGCTATACCGGCTACAGCGCCACCGCATGGTACTTACTCGGCGACCCGGCCGACGTCGCATGTTTCGGGATCGCGTATCTCAACGGAGCCGAGAAGCCGATCGTCGAGGAAGCCGACCAGCCGGCCGAATATCTCGGGAAGGCGTGGCGCGGGTATATCGACTTCGGCGTTTGCCAGGTCGACAAGCGCGGCGGGGTTATGAGCAAGGGCGCAGCGTAGGAACCCTTCGCACCCGGCCGGCCGGCTTGGCGGGCGACCGGCCGGGTTTCTCTTCCGCCAAACAACCGAACCAAACCAAAACAAGCCCCCACTAGAAAAGGAAACCAACAAATGGCATACACAACGACTTACAAGGCCCCCGGCGATACCGTCGATCATACGCCATCGGCCGCCGTATCGGCCGGCGACATGGTCGTTATCGGCGACCGGGTCGCCCACGCGCCGAAGGACATCGCCGCGAACGCACTCGGCCAGCTTGTTGTGCGCGGGGTTGTCACCTGCCCGAAGGCGACCGGGACCGGCGAGGCGATCGCCGACGGGAAGATCGTCTATTGGGACGCCACCAACGAGCAGGCCACCGAAACCGCGTCGACTCATAAGATGCTTGGGAAGACCGTCGGGGCCGCCGGCGACGACGACGCGACCGTCGACGTCAATCTCAGCGAAATGGCGTCGTAACCAACCAGACAACCGAAACCCGATCGGGGCGTTTCAATGGGAGTAAATCGCAGCCTTGCCGAACGTGGGGTCGACTGGCTCCACCGCAAGCAACGCGACCACGCGTCGCGGGTCGTTATCTATGGCCGGGGCGAGGATCGTTGTCAGTGCAACGCCCTGATCGGGCAAACCGAATTCGAGACTACCGCCGAGGGGGTCCCGATCATTTCAGAAAGCCGCGACTTCTTGATTCTGGTTGACGAACTCGCGCTTTCGACCGGCAAGATCACGCCCCGACGCGGCGACATTATCCGCGAACGACACGGGGCAACGACGGTCGAATACGAAGTGAACGCGATCGACGGCAACCGCTGTTTTAGCCGCGATCGCTTTCGCGGCCGATACCGAATCCACACCAAGGAAATCGATTCGTAATGGCGACTAACCCAAACGTAGCGATCTACGGCGACAAAATCGTCGAAACCCTCAACGCGGCGACGTTATCCGCTACGTTTACCGCCGCGCGGAAATGGTCGCCGTTCTGGAAAGACGCCGAAAGCGTATCGGCGCTTCGCGTTACGGTTGTTCCCAGCGTATTCGAGGAAAGCCCCGACGGGGGCACCCGCGACCACGGCGACGAAATGCAAGATGTTTTAGTCGGTGTGCAAAAGAAATTGACCGAAGTCGAAACCGACGGGAACCTCAAGAACTCCGAAGTCGATTCGCTGGTTTACCTGGCCGAAGAAATTCGCAGCCTATTCTACCAAACCCGACTAGGCAGCGATCCAAACCCGATGGTCGTCGCGGCGCCCTACGTTATCCTTGGGGACGACTTGACCGATCACCGGATATTTACGGCGATCGTCACCCTCAAACTTGATCGGGGGGAATAATGATCGGCTTCGGATGCAAAACGAAATTCGACGCGGGGCCACTACGACGCAAGGCCAAGCGCGCGGAAATCCGCACAATCACACACGCCGCCGGGTCGGTGCGCAAGACGGCGATTCGATCGATCAAGTTTCGCAGCAAGAAGACCAAACACTCGCCGAAGGGGACGCCGCCCTATACGCACGGCCGCCGCAAGATGCGACGCGCGATTCTCTACGCCGCCGATCGGTCGCGGGGCTATGCCGTCGTGGGGCCGTCGCGGCGACTGTTCGGCACCGCCGGCCGCGCTCATGAACTCGGCGGGCACTACAAGGGCCAACACTTTACGCCGCGCCCGACAATGTGGCCGGCACTCAAGACCACCGCGCCGCGAATGCCCGCAATGTGGGGCGGCCAGATCACCTAAACCGAAAACACAAGGAAACAAATCATGGGCGAATCACCCTTTGGCTTCGAAATGTCCCTCGAATATCTCACCACGGGAACCCGTTCGGGGTGGGACGGGACGAGTGATATTGAAGTTTCCGGCAGCGCGCCGGCGAACCTATCCGAGATTACCACCGTTCGCGACGCGAACCTCAATATGGAACACGTCGAAGACGACGATTCGGACCGGGCCGGCGACTGGGTAATCACCGACCAGGGGCTCAAAGACTGTTCGGTCGACTTCTCGATTCGCAACGACAACACCGACGCCGGTTGGTTAGCTTTGCGTAATGCGTGGCTCAACAACACGGCGATCGCGATCGCGTGCCTTGACGGCCCGTCGGGAACCGCCGGCAGTCAAGGCGTATGGGCCGACTGGAAGGTAAGCAAATTCGCCCGGGGCGAACCGCTCAAAGGCAAATCCACGATCGACGTATCGATCAAACCGGGCCGCGCCACCGTGCCACCGCAATGGGTAACGGTCACAACGTAGACAGGCGACGAAGGGGCGGTCGCGATTCCCCCCGGCGCGGCCGCCCCATTCTTTACGCGGGGGAACACTACCGGGAGGGAAAGCGAATGCACAGCTTCAAGGACACCAACGGAACCGAATGGGCGGTCGCGGTCAATGTCGCGACCGTCAAGCGCGTTAGGCAGGCGATCAAGATCGACCTACTCGACCCAAAAATCTCGGCGACACTCGCCGGCGACCCGATCGCCCTGGTCGATACGCTGTTTGTATTGTGCGAAGACCAGGCAAAGGAACGAGGGGTTTCCGACGAGCAATTCGGCGCCGCAATGGCCGGCGACACGATCGCACACGCGGTCGACGCGCTTCTAGAGGAAATCGTGGATTTTTCCCGACCCCGGGAGAGGGCCCGGGGCAAGAAGGCATTGAAGAAAATGCGGGAGTGGAACGATCGGGTCCAGACGATGCTAGATCGGAAGCAGGATTCGCCGGAAGTGACGGCGAAACTCGACGACCTCATGTCGACGGTCGAGGCCGAAGTCGATGCCCGTATCGCCGATGTTGGGAACTCGCCGGGATCATCGGCGTCGAGCCCTGGCGATTGACGCTTCGCGAACTCAGCTACATGGCCGAAGGCAAGGCCGATTCGCTCTGGACGCACACAAGCGCGCTTATGGCACAAGTCGAAAGCCTAGCAACCGAAAAAGGTGTTCCGATCGATAAATACCACCCCTACCACCGCAACGACGAAGACGAAGACGGCCGCGACGACGACGCTATAAGCCGCGACGAATTCAAGGAAATATTCGTATTAAACCCCCGGGGCGTGAGGGAATGAAATGGGAGTAGGCCGCGAAATCAAGGCCGGGGGCGCTTACGTCGAACTGTTCACGAAAGACGGTCGCTATCGGGCCGGGCTTCGCAACGCCCAACGACGCCTACAGGCGTTCGGCGCGACCGCAATCGGAATCGGCCGGCAAGTCGCAATGGCAACGGCCGTTCTCGCCGCGCCGCTACTACTCGGCGGGAAGGCGTTCGCCGATTACGAAAAGCAACTCGCGAACGTGTCCACGATGCTCGACGACACCGCGCATATGGACCGCTACCGGGCCGGCGTTCGGGCGCTATCGATCGACGTCGGCGAGTCGACCGAAACTCTATCGAAGGGGCTCTACGATATTCTATCGGCGTCGATCGCCCCCGCGAAGGCGCTCGACGTCCTAACCGTCGCCGCGAAATCCGCCAAAGCCGGCATGACCGACACGGGGACCGCCGCCGACGCGATCACCACGATCTTGAACGCCTACAGCCTATCGGCCGACCAGGCCGAATCGGTTTCCGATCTATTGTTCGCCGTGGTCAAACGAGGAAAGACGACTTTTGCCGAACTCGCGCCGTCGATCGGTCTGGTCGCGACCAACGCCGCGACGGCCGGCGTTTCCCTCGAAGAACTCGGCGCGTCGGTCGCCACCTTGACCCGGGTCGGCATCAAGACCGAAAACGCGATCACTTCGGTCAATCGCGTTATCATGACCTTCTTGAAACCGTCCGACCAGGCCGCCGCCTACGCGAAGACCCTCGGGTTCGAGTTATCGTCGGCCACCCTCAAAGCCGAAGGAATAGTCGGAGTATTCCAGCGGATCGCCGCACTACCGCCCGACGCCGTCGCGAAGCTATTTCCGAACATTCGCGCCCTTCGCGGGGTATTGCCCGCGCTGAAGAGTATGGAGGATCTAACCGGCGACATCGACCTTATGGCAAACCGGGCCGGCCGCATGGAAGAAGCCTACGCCAAAATGACCGCCACGATTTCCCACGGCTTCGACCAGGCCAAACAAGCCGGGGTGAAATTTCTAGCCGCGATCGGCAAGTCGCTAGGGTTAAAAGAACTAACCGGCCAGGTCAAAACGTTTTTGCTGTCGATCACCGAATGGGTGGAGGCCAACCCGGGATTCATTTCGGGCGCCGCGCGACTCGCCGTCACACTCGGCGGGGTCGGGGTCGCGATGATCGCCGTCGGGGTTGCTGCAAAAGCAATGGCCGCCGCCGTGTTCGTCGCAATGAACCCGATCGTCGCACTCGGCGCCCTGGTCGCCGTTCATGCCGTCGGGTGGTCGGCGTCGATGGCCGCGACGTCGCAATCGATGGCAGACGCCAGGAAGGAAGCCGACGCAACCCGCGCCGCCGACCTGAAACTAATGGAATCGCTCGAAGACCTGGCCGGCAAGCAGCACTTGACGAACGCCGAACTAGAAAACGCGAATTCGATCCTATTGGGGCTCGAAGCGAAATACGGGAATCTCGGCGTCAAGATCGACCAGACAACCGGAAAGATCACGGGGCTTACCACCGCGCAAAAGAAGCTAAACGCCGCCATGACCGCCGGCCGGATCGCCGATCTACAAGCCGAAGCGATGGAGACAAAGGCCAAAATCTCAAAACTCATGGAAGAGGAAGGGGGCAGCAATCTCGGAACCATTTTAACCGGGTTCTTCACCGGGCAACGACCCGTCGACGTCGCGAAACAGATCAAGGGACAACAGCGAGGCCGGACCAAACGGGCCCGGGCGTATCTTGCTCAATATGCCGCGATCCAAGCAGAAATAACCGCCCTTGAATCGGGCGAAGGCGACGTCACGGGCGGGGGCGGGAAGCCGGGCGAAACCTCAACGGGCGGGACCCCGACGGGCGACGCGTCGATCGACCCGCACACCGCCTACCTTGAGAAAAACGCCGAACTTCAACACAGAATCCGAGAACTGAAACTACAAGACATCGAAGACGCCGAAAAACGCGAACTAGCGATCTTACGGCTAGGCTACGAGAAAAAGATCGCACTCGCACGCAAGGAAGGCCGCGACCTTCACCTACTTGACGAAGCCGCCTTGATCGAAGAGCGCCAACTATTCGAGAAGTACCAAAAAGAACGGGAAGAGGCGAACCGCGATATTTGGGCCGACTGGCAGACCCAGGTCGACGCCGGGGCGAACCGACTCGCCGAGGCGTGGAGGGGCGAGGCCAGGTCGCGAGAGGTTCGCGGTATGTTCTCAACCGCCGCACTCAATCGGCAGGGGATCGGGTCGAAGACGTCGGAAGAGAAAAACACGAAACTCTTCGAATCGATGGACCGCCACCTAGACACACTCGCCCGCCGTGCCACTACGGGCGGGATCGTTTTCGCAGCGGGGAACTAACCTATGGCGATCGAGGTTCACGAACTCAAGGGAAGCCGAACGGGTGGCGACACCGGCCGAACGTTCGCCTATGCCGTCACCGGGACCGATTCGGACCTGATCGCCAAAGCGAACGTTGAATCGGAGTCGCCCAGCACCTACGACGGGTTGGCTCGAAAAGACGTTGTCCTTGAGAAGCAGACCCGCGCCGAACGATTCGTTTTTCGCGTGGCTTACGGCGACGCAGACGGGGGCGGAAAAGAGACCCCCAAGTCGCCGGGCGAATCGTCGTTTCGATTCGACACCACGGGCGGCACCGACCACATTACCCAATCACTCAACACCCGATTCTCGGCGGCTTCGGCCGGCAACGCGCCCGACATGAACCAGGCGATCGGGGTCGTTCCCGGGGTCGGCGTCGAGGGGTGCGATATTACCGTTCCAAAATTCTCCTGGTCGGATACCCTTTGCGTGTCGAGCGTGTCGGCCGCCTATATCGATAAACTCTACCGACTCACGGGCAAGACGAACGACGACGTCTACACCAACGCCGGGGGTAACACGTTCGAAGCCGGCGAAGTTCTGTTTCTCGGCGCACAAGGGGCCGTGCGAACCAGCGACACGAATTGGGAACTACAATTTCACCACGCCGCGATCCCCAATCAATTCGGCTTGCAAATCGCCGATTGGGCGATCGTCAACAAGAAGGGGTGGGAATATCTTTGGGTTATGTACGAAGACGACGAAGACGAAGACACCTTGATTAAGGTCCCCCGATTCGTCTACATCGAACAGGTCTACGAATCGGGCGATTTTTACGACATAGGACTCTAAACAATGCCGCAATTCTCCACACTACAGAAGCGCCACCGCCTGGCCGCCTTGCCGTTTCGAATTGTCGCACCGAACGAACCCCGACGCCGGATCGCCGCCCTCGAAAACAGGATTCGCGCCGCCCAGACTCAGGCCGTCGCCGCCGGCATGTCGCCGGCCAGGTTCCACGAAATCGTTCAAAACGAAATACGGAGCGCCGCCCGTGGCAAAAAAGGTAAACGCCGGCGATAGCTTCGAATACCCCGCCGGGTTCTTCAACGACCAGGTCGACGCCGTCAACTGGATTAAGTCGCAGCGGTTAAACCGCGCCCGCGACGCCCTACGCCGCTACGCGAACCCCGGGCTAATTCGGGTCAAAAACACTACCGCGTCGTTGGTTGATCGTTTCGGGGCCCTTGGAATATCGGGGGTCCTGATCGACGAAGACACGAACCCCAGACATTTTAAGGCCCTGCCCGCCCTCACGGGCACCACCCCGACCACGGCCGACCACACCGGGAAATTCGTAATTCTCCAAGAGCCGATTCGAGCCGGCAAGATCGGGCTTGCGATCGTTTCGGGCTTGACCGTCGCGAAGCTAAACGTCGGCGACGCCGACCACGAATTCGCCGACGTCAAGAACAGCGACACCGGCGAGCTTCAAACCGCAATTCACGGCGCCGCACAGATTCTATGGAAGGAATCGGGAACGGGGGCGAGCAAATGGGGGCTTGTCCGAATCGGTCGGGGCGTCGGGTCGGCGACTCATATCAAATGCCAGGTCGACGGCGACGTCGCCGACAGCGACGAAACGATCGACGTCGACAACGTTACGATACTACTACCCCCGGGCGCGACGACCTACCCGGGCACGGGCACGACCGCCCCGACCAGCGTTCCCAACTCGCACAGCGGCGCCCTCGACGATGATACTTACATCGAGGCGATATGGGATCAACACGCCGGCGCGTGGATTGTATTCGCCGGGGATTGTCCAGCATGATCGAAACCGCCCCCCGTAATATCTGGCTACCGGGCGACCCGCTCGACCTGGTCAACACTCGCCGCGATCGCCGCCGGTTGCCACCGTGGCGAGAATACGGTTATGGATACCCCTGTTGTTGCGTCGATTGCGAATACTGCGACGGATCGCCGCCCGACGAATTCTCAATCACAATCGCCGGGCTTTCGGGCAACGCGAACCCCTATTGTGCCAACTGTACCAACTACAACGGGACGTTCGTCGTCGGCAACCGCCAGGTCGTCGAGATGGGGGTCGGGCCGGTCTGCCTTTGGCACTACGAATTCCCCGGGTCGCCGCCGTGCCAAAGATACCTGGTTTTGCGGCTGACCTACATAGGAAACCAATATCACGTGTGGGTGTTCGACGACGCCGACCTCGACCCGCAGACCGGGTACAGTTTCAACTTCGGCAAGACCTACGCGTCGAAACCGGCTTGTTCGACGTTCAATAATGAATCCCTGACTCTTAGCGTTGCCCTCTGGCAATGCGACGGGCCGGCAACCTGTCTAGTAACCGCCCTATGAACGCCGTCGACTGCCAATTCGAACCGACCGGCAAAGACCCGCCCTTGCAATGCGTTCTATGCGGGTATGAATTCGCCGGCCAGGTCGCCCCACGAAGAAACTGCCCGAACGGCGACCCGGCGACGATCGTTTCGGGGATCGACCCGACCGGGTGCAAGCAATCACGGCGAACCGCAAGTAAGGTTCGCCACAATCGCGACACGTTTTTGCAGGAGGGACCCCCCGCGACCGGACAGACCGACTAAGAAGATCGGAAGCCGGATCAAGTCTACTTTCCTACACGCCCGCCCGGGCAATCCGAGCGGGCTTTTCTATGCCCGCCACGCGTCGCCCTACGCCCTTCGACGCCCCCGATCGACTCGAAACACATCGCCGGTAAGCGAATCGGTAAGCGAATCGGTAAGCGAATCGGTAATACGGTAATACTTCAGCCGTCACCGGGCCCCTCTGCGCCTCCTAGATCGACAAGCTAGGGGTCACTGGTTCAAGCCCAGTATCGCCCACTTAACCGGGCCGGCCGCCCGGTCGAACTTGACCGAATGGGGCTTTCCCCCGGGAAAACCGCTTTTGTCGGTGTTGCTTCGAACACAACGCCCCATTCGGCCTTGAAACACTATCGCAACCCGCTATAATGGGGCTATGGAAATGACCGCAACAGACCTTCGAAACGTGCTAAAGGGCAACCTCAAATCGCGGCGGGCCGAACTCGGCTTGACCCAGGCCGCCGCCGCCGCCGCCGCCGGGATCACACAAGCGTACTGGGCGCAACTTGAGTCGGGACAACGGGTTCCGCAATTCGACGTAATCGCCGACCTATCGGAAGCGCTCAGAACCACGCCCGACGCCCTCTTGACCCCAGAAATTTTTTCGAAAATTCTGGAAAGTGGGGTTGAAGCATAATAGCACCCCGCTATAATCGTCGGTGTTCGAAGTGACACCGGCGACTTCTTGCCACTCTGGCAAACCGGGTCGCCGCTGACCCTTAACGGTATTTTGCGATGAATGCGGCCGGGTATCACGCGCACCGATGCGCACCCCGAAACCTCCCCCCCGTTCCGGCGCTTGCGACCCAACCCGGCCGCAAGCCGGGCGGGGGGATTTTTGTCGCCGTGCCACCCAAACCCATAGAAAAATGAACGGAATCCGACGGATCAATCGACACGACCGATACGACCCGACCCCTTGCACCGCAGCAAGAGGGGCGGGAGTCGGGGGGGACCGTGGAAAAGCCCCCGGGCCGTGTCGGCAGCGAATTACAATTACAAGTGTAACACTACACTTTCGCCTTTGCTATGATCCAATCGATTCCAACACTCGCCGAATTTCTCACAAACTGGTATATCCCCGCCCGGTTGGGGATCGCCAGGTCGACGCAGGAACAATACGCGATCGCCGTCGCCGTCCTCGACGAGTGGAACGGCGCACCCGTGCGGTTTTCCGAACTTACTACCCACCTATTCCGCCGATTCCTGGCCGACTACCTCAAGTCAAGGTCGGCCGCCACGGTCAACAGCAAACGGCGGGCGATCCTCACCCTATGGAACGCGGCGGTCGAGGAAGGGTTTTGCGAACCGCCCGGGAAGATCGCCACCGCCGCCGAACCGCAACGACTCCCGGAGGCATGGACGATCGACCAGGTCGACGCCCTGGTCGTCGCGTGCCGTGCGGTCAAGGGCGAATTCCCGACCGGGATCCGGCGGGGGCCATTCTGGTCGTCCCTGGTAATCGTCACCTATTGGACCGGGGCCCGTGTCTCGACGCTACGCTCGACCCGATCGGCCGACGTCAACCTGGCCGACCGATACCTGGTCACACGGCAAGGCAAGACGCGTCGCGATCGGCTGCACTGGCTACCCGACCAGGCAATCGCCGCGATCGCCGCGCACTACGACGCCGGCCGCGACCTGGTTTGGCCCTGGCCCCACTGTCGGCGCCACTTCTGGCGATCGTTTCGAAAGATCGTCGAACAGGCGGGGATACCGTCGGAACCCGGGCGCCGCGATCTATTCCACAAGCTACGCCGAACGAACCTATCTTACACGGCCGCACTAGCCGGGCCCGACGCCGCCCGACGTCAAGCCGGCCACGCAGACTACAAGACGACCGAACGCCACTACATCGACCCGCGAATCGCGAAACAACCGTCGGCCGTCGACTTCTTGCCGCCCCTCAAAAAGTAGCGGGCGACCTTCTAACGTTTCTGCCGGGCGCGAACCGGACGGAGCCCTTTTGCCGGAACGGATTCCGCGCCCGGCTTGTTGTTTGTTGGTTTACTTCACGGATGCGCACCTATGAAAAGGGAGTTATTGCAATGTTAGTTCTTGGAATCCGCGTCGGAGAACCGTTCTACATCGGAGCCGCGCAAGTGACCTTGTTCGGTTGCGATTGTAGCCGGCCCGGTTGCTCGATTCGCGTCGGGGTCGACGCCCCGCGCGACATCGAGGTCGATCGGCAGAAGGTCAGACGCGACAAGATGCGAAACGGACGAAAACGGACACGCTAGCGCCTAACCCGCGCACAGGCAACGGATCTTGCCGATGGACGGAAACCCAGATATTCGAACACAAAAAAACGCGATATGCGCCGCCGTGAAAGGTGCGCGCCTATCGCGTTGTTTCTTTGCGCAGCCCCGGGCGCGGGCGGTTTACCTCCTTGCCGATCGCCCCGGGGTTTTTGTTTACAGACGCCGGCGAACGGGCTTCACAGGCGCCCCAAGGGAAAGAATTCCCACGCCGGCTATTTCTACCACCCCAGAACCCAGAAAACAGGAACCCAGACCATGAAGGACAATCGCCCGAGTACCGCCGAACTGCTAATCGATAGACTCAACCGTTCGAACGTGTGGCTATCGCTCGACGACCTGGTCGACGCAGCCACGAAAACACGACCCGCCGCAACGCGTAAAGGAATCGCAAGCATACTCGCCGACCTATACGACGCCGGCCGGATCGCAGCAACCGCAAACGAAGTCGACGAGGAAGGACAACCGCGAAGATACGCCGCCCGCACCGACCAGACCGCCGGCTTTTGCAAACCCGCCCGCAAAGTCAACAAGCTACCATTCGCTGAAAAAGTGCGCGTCGCCGACTGGCTTCGCCAGCAATGGGCCACGATCACCGAAACCCGACCCACACAGCCAGCCGTCGCCGAACAGATCAAAGGCGAACTGTCGATCGACATCGCCGCGAACACGGTCGGGGCGATGGTCCGCGATTTGGGACTCACCTGGCCCAATGGCCACGCGAAGAACGGCAACGGATCGGCCGCCGCCCGGGTCGATCGACTCGAAGAACGAATTCGAATCATCGAAGACTACCTACGCAGCAACCCCCGCCCCGACTCTACCGGGCACCTTTTCGACACTGGCGGAGAAAGCCTGTCGCTACTGTAACGAACGGAACCAACCCAGAACCCCAGAACGAACGGATTCGAAATGCTAGTTCTAAAACGCAAACCCGGCGAAACAATCCAGATCGGCGACGATATAACGATCACCGTCGCCCGCACCGCGAAGAGTTACGCGATCGTAGGGGTCGACGCGCCCCGTAAAATGCAAATCGCGAGAGGCGAACACTACCCGAAGGCGCGGCCGATCGACACCGACGGGCACAAACTCGCCGCCGACCTTCTTACTTGTCCGAACCCGAATTGCAAACACACCGACACCCTCGACGGCTTCGACACAATCGGGGCTTGCGGCGACGCAAATGTCTTTTGCCCAATGTGTCAAGTCGAATTCGATTCGAACACCGGGCAAGAACATATTTGCGACCCCAAAAACCCGACTTGTCGCAAAGCCGCCGACCTCCTCAACGGGGGCCCGACGGAAATTCAATTCGCCGCCCTGGTCGAAGCCGTTCGCGAAATGAATCGCCGCCCGATCGCCAACCCCGACGGGTTTCTTGACAACTCATATTCGAAGGTCGAAGCCGCGATCGACCAGGCAATCGCACTCGAAGGCAAACACGCCTTGACCGACGACGCTTGCGTCGATTGCGGTCGACGACTCACCTACACCGCAAGGGCGATCGGCGACGGACGTTGCCACGTTTGCGGACACAAGCAAGCCGCCAAACTTGAAAGGAACCCCGCCAAATGAGATGGGCCACAGACGAAACCGACCGGCTTCGCGAAATGACGGCCGCCGGCCACTCGTACCGCCAGATTGCCGAACGACTAGGGCGATCGGCCGGCAGCGTTCGAACGAAATTCTACCGGCTTCGAAAGGTCGACGCAAAGCAAGCCGAGGCCGGTCACGCCGCGATCGACGCGCCGGGGCAACCCGAAACCGTCACCGTATCGCCGGGCCCAACCTTTTACGGCAACATCAAGAAGGACCCGCCGCGCGTCGACTGGCAACCGGGCGTCGACCTCACACAGCCGGGAATCTATTACGACGTGCCGTTCGAAATCTATCGCGAAATCGCCGCCGTCAACAATTCGAGCTTGACGCCGATGGAGAAGTCGCCGGCACACTACCGGGCCGAACTCGCGCGGCCGGAACGAACAAGCGACACGTTCGCGCTAGGCACTTTCTTGCATACCGCCGCACTCGAACCCCTGGCAATCGCCGCCCGCTATGTCGTTATGCCCGACTTTGCGAAAGACCTTCGGCGCGACGACGGGTCGGAATATGCCAAACCGACCGCAACGACCGCCTACAAAGAGAAGGTCGCCGAATTCGAACGGGTGAACGCCGATAAGTCGATCGTTTCCCGCGACTGGTACAACCGAATGATCGGGGTCGCCGGCAGCATTCGCAACAGCACCCGCGCCCAAGCGTACCTAACCGGGCCGACCGTGCGGTTCGAAGTAACCCTAGTATGGAACGACCCCGACACGGGCCTATTATGCAAGTGCCGCGTCGACGCCCTCGACGAGAGTATTCCCCGACTGGCCGACTTCAAAAGCACCGAAGACGCCGGCGAAGACTTCGTTTGGTCGATCGCAAAATGGCGATACGACCGACAACTCGCATTCTACGGCGACGGCTACACGGTCTTGACGGGCCAGGCGATCGAACGTTGTATTGTCGCCGCCGAAAAGGAATCGCCCTATGGCGTGCGATCGGCGCCCGTTCTCTACGATACAATCCGAACCGGCCGGATCAAGTACCGCCGCGCCCTCGACCAAATCGCCGAATGCACGGCCGCCGGCACCTGGCCGAACTACCGCGACCCCGACGGGTGGGAAATGCCCGAAAGCAGACTCGCACCCGTCGACCTGGTCGTCGGCGGGAAAACACTCAGTATCTAACCGAAAGGACACCCAGACCATGAAAGCGATCGACCTTTGCCCCCCGCCCCACCTGTGCGCCGAAGAACTCGAAGGCCGCGACGTATCGGTCGTGATCGATTCGGTCGGCTTCGGAGAGGTCGGCGAGGAAAAGAAAACGAAGGGAATTATTTTCTTCAAGGAACACGGCGGGCGGGGGCTTGTTCTCAACCGAACCAACCTAAGTCGGATCATCGAACTACACGGCGACGACACCGACCAATGGGCCGGCAAGTCGATCACCCTTTACCCTTCCGAAACCGAACTCGCTGGGAAGACCGTCGATTGCATTCGAGTCCGACCCAAGGGGCACAAGGCAAAAAAATAAAACCCACACGCCCCGGGACCGGCTAACCCAAACACAACCAACGACGTTTAACACCGTTTGGGGTGCAAGTAACCGGCCCGGGGCTCTTGAAAAGGCGCGACGCTATGCCGACCAAAATCCACTGGACCGACGAAACATGGAATCCCGTAACGGGGTGCTCAAAAATCTCGACGGGTTGTCAACATTGCTACGCCGAACGAATGGCAAAGCGACTCGCCGGCCGATTCGGCTACCCCGCCGACGAGCCCTTTCGGGTAACGTTTCACCCGCTGCGACTTCAAGAGCCGTACAGGTGGCGGAAACCGCGACGGGTGTTCGTTTGTTCGATGGGCGATCTATTCCACGACGACGTCGACCCCGACTGGATCGACGCGGTTTGGCAAATTATGGGAACGCTACCGCAACACACTTTCCAGGTGTTGACCAAGCGCCCCGCAAATATGCGGAAATGGTTCGAGTCGACGCCCGCCGACACCGACTTGCCAAACGTTTGGATCGGAACCACGACCGAGAACCGAGAAGCCTACCGCGAACGCGTTTCGATCTTGCTTTCTATCCCCGCCGCCGTTCGATTCGTTTCTGTCGAACCGATGCTACAACCGATCGACGCCGGCTTCGTTCATTATCTCGACTGGGTGATTGTTGGTTGCGAATCGGGGCACCGGCGCCGGCGTTGCTCAATCGAATGGGTGCGCGACCTGGTCAAGCAATGCAAACAGGCCGGGGTCGCAACGTTCGTCAAACAACTCGACATCGACGGCCGGGTCGAACGCGACGTCGAGAAATTCCCAGCCGACCTACAAATTCGAGAATACCCCAGAAAGGCGAAACCATGCCAAGACAAACCCGGCGAACCCTTGAAGTCGAAGAGGAAATCCAACTAGGCACGTTCGGAACGCTACGACTCGCCGTCGAAGTCGACTATACGGTCGAAGCCTACCGGCCGGCCGTCATAAACGCCGACCCCGACGATTGCCACCCGGCCGAAGGTGGCGTCGTCGACGTCGACGAGATGCGATGCCGGTCGATCGTTTTGGTTATAAACGGCGACGACGTCGGGCTCGCTTGGGAACTCGACGGCGACAAGGTCACCGAACGAACGATCGCCGCCGCCGCCGTCGCGTGGTGGTTCGACGAGAACGGGGGCGACAACGGGGTACGGGAGTTGTGCGAACGGCACGAAGAATATCAGGCACTAGGGGGCCCGCAATGCTAACCCCCGCAATGCTAACCGCCGACGCCCTCGACCGACTCGCCGACCTCTACGCCGGCCACGACGGGCCCTTCGACGCCGACCACGACGGGCCCTTCGAACTCGCACCCGTTGCCCACGGCGACGACCCGGGATCGCCGGGGCCGTTGTGGCTTTGTTCCAGCTACTATATCGGCCAGGTCGTCGACGAAGAGATCGCCGGCCAGGTCGTCGAACTGCTAAACGCCCTGCCCTTCCTAATCGACCAGGCCCGCGACGCCCTCGACTGGTCGGAACATTGGGGGGAGGGTTGCCCGCACAAAGACCCCGACGGCACATGCGGCCGACCCGGGGGCACTTCCGCCGAATGTACCCTATGGGCTTGCGACCTGCCGAAGCCTTGGGAACGCGAACAGGGGGACGGATAACAATGGCCGGCGACTGGATCAAGATGCGTTGCGACTTGTGGACCGACCCCCGGGTTGTCCGCATTTCGTCCGCATTGAAAGCGGACAAGGTGCGGACCATCGGCGCGCTGTTCTGGTTGTGGGGTATCGCCGACGCCCATTCGGCCGACGGGACCTTGCCCGGTTACACGGCCGAAGTCGTCGACAGCGAAACGGGAATCGCCGGGTTCGCCGCCGAACTTCACAAGGTCGGGTGGCTCGACGTGTCGCCCGAAGGTGTTTCTATTCCACGGTTTGCGGAACACAACGGCCGGTCGGCGAAGCGCCGGGCGCAAGACGCCGTAAGGAAAAATAGTGTCCGCAAAATGTCCGCTTTGCAAGCGGACAAAATGCGGACCAGAGAAGAGAAGAGAAGAGAAGATAATAAACAAGAAAACAAACAAAAGAAGTCGGAGGGGCCACAAGGGGCGCCAGGGGCCGACGTTCGTCTTGTATTCGATCATTACCGGACCTACCACCCAAGAGCCCACCGGAAGCCGAAGGCCACCAGCAAGGAATGCAGGCTTATCAAGGCCCGACTCGACGAAGGTTATTCGGTCGACGACCTGACGGCCGCGATCGACGGTTGCCACCGCTCCCCCTTCCACCAGGGGGACAACGACCGGGGCAAGAAATTCGACTCGCTCGAACTGATCGTTCGCGACGGGTCGAAGGTTCAGCAGTTTATGGAGATACCAGCCAAAGGGAGCGTGACGCATGGAAACCCAACAACCGGCCGAATTCACACACCCGGATACCAAGTACCCGACCGGAGCTTCAAACCGACCACCGGGACACCGCCGGGTGGCAATGTGCCCGCCCGACCAGGCCCGACACCTGCCGAAGATTCGGTCGACCCTTGACCGTCGATGGGACGACGTCGACCCGGGGCTTCGCGAGGCGTTCGGCGCACTTTGCACGGGCCGGGCGCCCTGGCCGTTGTTCCTCTACGGTCAGGTCGGCGCCGGCAAGACACTCGGCGCCCTGGCCTTGACCGACCGGGTCACGCGCGGCGCGTGCTACATTCTCGCCGAGGACCTGGCCGGGCTTGGCTATCGGCCGGAAGACTATTTTTGGCACGATACGGTCAAGACGTCGCCGCTACTGGTCGTCGACGAGATCGGGGCCCGGGTCAAGATCGGCGACCTGCACTATTCCACCTTGAAAAAGACCCTCGACCTTCGCGAGCAATACGCCGGCCGGGTCGGGGTCTATATCAGTAATTGCGAGCCGGGCCGGATCGCGACACTCTACGACGAGCGGATCGCGTCGCGGCTTCTTTGCGGGACACATTTCGAACTCGCCGGCCCCGATCGGAGAATGAGCGCATGAAAGCGATTCGGGTGTTTCCCCGTAGAACAAAATGGACACCCGCCGACGACCTGGCGTTCGTCGGCGACCCCCCGTTGCCCGGGTTTCGGCCGGCCGACCCTCAAACGCCCGTTCGGGTTTCCGTCGCCTTTACTTGGGACCTCGACGAAGCGAACCGACTCGCCGAGCGACTTCGACAAGGAACGCTATTCGCATGAACGCCGTCGACATAAATTGCCCGAACTGCGATTCGCCGAACTACGCGATCGGAATCCGCGACGGCCGAATCGCCTGGTATTGCGGCGAATGCGACCGCCAGGAAACGACCGACGCCCGGGTCTACTCGCCCGACTGCCGGCCGGCGAACATGCCACAAGAAACGCCGCAAGGAACGCTATTCGAATGAACCAAAAAACCCTATTCGAAACCGACGCGCCACCCAAACCCGCGAAGCAACGCGCGAGCGAAGTCAAGGGCGCCCAGCGATCACTAGCCCACCTTCGAAAGGCCGGCTACGTCGCCGAAGTCGTCGAGCAATGGAAACCATTCGGATCGCCCACGGCGATCGCCGACCGGCTCGACGCGATCGTCGAGGAACGGAACCGGCTTGTGCAATTCCTGGTCGCCCTGGTCGGACGCGCCCGCCCGATCGGCGACGGGGGCGACGGGTGGGGGCTAACGATCACCGACGCCGAACGCGACGCACTCGCCGACACGACCAGGCACCAGGCCGCGCCGAAGGCCGACCGGGGAAACGTCGGATACCGAAAAGACCTTTTCGGGTGCCTCGACATTATCGCGTTTCGACCGGGCGAACCGGGGGTCGTCGGGGTCCAATCGACCAGCCGCGCCGGGATCGCCGGCCACGTTCGCGATTACCTAGTCAAACCCGAACTTCGCGAATTTTTGGCCGACTGGTTGTCGACGCCCGATCGAACATTCGTTTTGCACGGTTGGCAGAAATGGGAGCATCAAAACAAGTCGGGCGACGGGGTCCATTATCGATGGGACGTCGAGGAACGGATTATTACGCCGGCCGACCTGGTCGAAGAAAGGTTTTGATTATGGGATACCTCAACAACCTGGCTAGGCAAATCCGAAACGTGAACCGGGCGAACGGGTGGAAGCTACTGGAACCGCCCGACTGGTCGAACCCTTACCGGGTGCCAGCCTGCCTTGCCCTTATTCACTCGGAAGTTTCCGAAGCGCTCGAAGCATTTCGCAACAACGATCGCGAGAACTTCGCCGAAGAACTCGCCGACGTTTTGATTCGTATCCTCGACGCCGCGCCGGGACTGGAAATCGACCTCGACGAAGTCGTCGCCGCGAAGATCGACCGCAACCGAACGCGGGGATTCCGACACGGCGGGAAGAGAGTTTAGAAAAGACCGAAAGGACCGAAACATGCCAAGCAAAAAAGAACCCCGGAGCTAAACCAATGGAAACCAAACCCGAACCCACCGAACTATGGGCGATCGTCGAAGTCATGGGCCACACGCAATACGCCGGCCGACTTTCCGAACACTCCG